GACAGTTTTGGGTTAGCATCCGTGCGTCCTCCCCACAGGGTTTGTCGGGTGCGCCGTTTCATTCGTTTCAAGACTGACTTCACAATATATGCAAGACTCTGATTTACTTACTGATACACGCCATATATAAAACCAGAACCCGTGAAATAACCGATTGATATTCCACTAACTTTCTACAACAATTTTGCATAAAAATAAAAAAATCATCATTATTACTTGTATGTTTCAAAAAAAAGCAGTACCTTTGCACTCGCAATTCAGAAATGACGTTGCAATAAATAAAGAAATATATCGCGGAGTGGAGCAGTTGGTAGCTCGCCAGGCTCATAACCTGGAGGTCGCATGTTCGAGTCCTGCCTCCGCAACAACAAGTGCCCGAAGTTCCTGATATCACAGGCTTTCGGGCACTTTCCGGTTATGAACCGGGACAAAATCAGAAATCTAACATTAATAATGTTACATTGGTGGGGTCGCCTAACAATGTAAAAAAAATGTTTTTTGAAACACCCAAAAATCCCTTTTGTAAAGATATAGTATCATTCACACTGCCAAAACTTCACAAAGGTAAATCATGGTATGTAGATTTTTTTGCTTTAGACCCGTCTAAAGACGGAATGAGACGAAAAAAATACATGCTTAACCGATACAAGACTCAAAAGGAACGAGAGGCAATGGCGGCTATCCTTATACATAACATATACGAGCGGTTAATTGCCGGATGGAATCCATTTACCCAAGGCGGAAGGACACGGCAATACACAGAGCTGTCTGTTGTACTCGACCGCTATAAGAGTTACATAGCTGCAGAATGTGACAAGGGAGTCATGAAAAAGAAGACAGCTGTCGACTATCTGAGCAGGTTAAAAAAATTGAATAAATTTCTTTCTGAAGTTGGGAAATTTAAAATTAAATATGTTTATCAATTTGATAAAAGGCTGATAATGGATTTCCTTGATTACCTGATGTTTGACGACAACGTATCTTCTACGACTCGCAACAATTACAGGACATGGCTCTCCACGTTATGCACATGGCTAAAAGAAAGATTGTATATACCAGACAATCCTGTCGAGGAGATACATATGCTGCGCGAGACGGACAAATTTCGTGAGCCTTTGTCACCAGCAGCTCTTAAAATGCTAGGCTATTATTTAAGAGAGAGAAACCCGCCCTTTTATCTGGCATGCATGATGGAATATTATACATTTATCCGTCCGGACGAACTGCGCTATATAAAGATTGGTGATATAAGAGTGAACGAACAAACTGTATATGTATCATCGTCGGTCTCCAAGAATAGGAAAGGACAGATTGTCGCCCTTAATGATGTCCTTATAAAGGAGATGATTAGGCAGAATGTATTTGATCATCCATCCGGAGACTATCTATTTAGTGATGGGTTGAAACCTGGGAATACACAGATTTATTTTAATAAATTGCGTTTGGAATGGAAGAAGGTCCGTTCGGCTCTAAGGTTTCCGGAGACTTACCAGTTCTACAGCCTTAAGGATGCCGGCATCCGTGACCTCGCGAACGCTGAGGGAATCGTAATCGCTCGCGACCAGGCCCGCCACTCAGATGTGTCTGTTACCAACAGATACCTTAAGTCGAGCCGGGTCGATGATAAGGCGAAGCACTTCAAGGGAGCACTATAGCATTTCGAAGAAATATCCTTTGACGAGCTTATCTAGGCCTTTCTCTCCGACAGTCAATTCCAGCTTTTCACAGACATATCTGCGGTTCTTGAAGATGAAAATCTTGCGCACATCTGGAATGGAATCTGTCTCGAACTGTATCCGAATCTCGGTCTGTGTATTAACGAGATAATTGTTCTGATGCAACTGTCCGAGAAAATGATCCGCATTACAATTAGATAATGCCAACGACCAAGAGTCGTGCACGTTCTGATATCCGCAATCTGCAAGATTTATTGCCTTGTCACGATAGTCCGTGAATGGCATCGGATATGGCACTTTTTTTGACGCATCCGTATAGCCAGGCTTATTGATATATTGTAGTTGTGTACCGACGAACATCACTTGCATACGATCTTCCGCGGTTGTCTCCTCATTGATGTCTTGTGTTCCGGATATACCAGCCCAGACTACCTTAGTATAATCACGGGTGGGGATATCTCCTTTTTCATTTTTTAACGATGGCATCTGCACCTCCGTCTCCCATGCTTTTTTATAAACTGCGCCATGCCCCGTTGAACCTGATGGAGATGACTCCACATAATAACCAGCCATCTGTTCAGTTGTAATTCCGACAGGACATATCTTAAGTGAGATATATTCGTCAATCTTTTCATTTCGTATAATTGCTCCGAACTGATTAACTTGACCAATATACCAGGTATCATCTGAGTCATCACCGGATGATCCTGACGAGCTACCACCCCCAAAGCTGCCATCTCCTTCAGAATCCGTCGGTACGTCAGGCGCATCGTTTGTCTTATAAATAAAGAATCCTTCCGGACAAACGAAAAAATACTTCTTCTTATCATCCTCGCTCAAGCTGTTGAAGTCACGCAGTAGTTCGTCATACGAATCATATTTTTTCCGCTCATACCCAGACAGTACATCATCGCTAAGACAATCATAAAGGTGTGTGCCGGAATCAGACACGTCGAATTTAATATTTGAGGGTCCTAACGACTGTGTCTTTTCCTCGTCTTCGTCTGAAACGTCTGATGTATATTCATCAAGTGGCTCATAGCTTTGTATGCCTTTGTCGAAGTAGCTGATATTGCTTATTAGTTCTGCGGTCTTGTCGCTTTCGTTAAAAACAAATGTACAGTTGAAAAAATTCTGTACTTCCGTCAGGAAGTCAGAAACCGTCCAATGCGGTAAGGCTTCCTGAATTATGAGCGTCTTACGCGCATTGCAGATGACAAGTCTATTCCATGGAGATACATCGACATCATTAATGCTAAGTCTGTACCCGAAGTGTTCAACCACCTTACGGATTATCATCATCAGATTCGGCATAATTGCATCGCCATGCGTGTATATGTACGGCTTTGAATCCCCCTTATCAAGAGATAATCTTGTCACATTCTTAATTTCTTCTTTCGACTCATCATATACCGGCATCAGGACATACTCGGACACATCACCCATTGCTGGTTTGGAATAAGAATCCCATTCACCGGCAATATAGGTATATCCTTTGTATGGTATTCCTCCTCGTTCACCTGCGAACGTGTAACCTTTACCATCATACACTTCTATCTCACCATAGTCTATTTCGTCGATATATATGTCGCCGTTCTTTGCGATGAAATTTACATCCGAGTTACCGCCCAACAGTTGTAATTTAACCTCCTTGTCCGATATAGAGTTGACAACAGCCGAGCCAGACAGTAGCAGATTGTTGTCGACAACAAGTGTGGCCGTCATTTTCTCTGTTTTTTTTGATGTCTGCAAAAGCTGTAGATTCCTGAAAAACTGTCTGTTTTCAAGGATATCCATAGGCAGTACTACATCAAGTGTATAACTGCCTGATTGTGTAAAAAACGGATTTTCTTTTGTCAGCTTAATGTCTTGAGAGGTGTCTGTATAGACCCTCTGTTTGTTAAGGTATAATTCAATCATATTCGACCTTTCATTCTGTTGTAGCGGTTGAGATTATAAGCGACACCATCAGTACCATCGATTGAGACTGATGCCCGGATTCCGGAAGATAATACAACATTGAGCGTTCCTAATACTTCATTCAAGGCACTGATCGTAGTGTTAAGTTCAGCATTATCTGTCGTCACATTTACGATGGGCGCTGCGACAACAGAGCCATTACCTTGTCTCAATGCCATTGACAGATCGGATGCAGTCAGACTGCCAACGGTATTATTGCGCTGAGCCAAGTCAATGAGTTGCAATGCAGGACGGATGGCGGAGTTGTTGACAGCTTTATGATTTGCGACAAATTCGCCTTCGTGGACGACGCCGGCTTCACGACGATAGTTATTACCTCCGGTAAAACCACCCTCGTAATAACCGGCACTCTGTGCCTCCTGCTGTTTCTTTATTGTTGCGACTTGCAACATACCAGCAGCGGTTGCGGCTGCAGCGGCTGCGTATGCAAGTGGTACAGTCCAAGGTTGAGAAGGTTGTAATACTGCGCCATAGGCGGATAATGCGTTCATTGCTGTTGTTGCTAATGCCTGAGCAATCTGTATAGGCATTGCTTTTTTGTTTGCTTCATTTTTCGCCTTTTTAATCTTCTCATCTCGCTCTTTTTCCAGTTTTTCACGCTTCGACGAGTTGTTTTTCGCTGCCTCTATCTGCTTATCATATTCTGCCTGTATCTTTGCTGTCTCCGCATCTGCACACGCTTGAGAATAGGATGACACAAGCGATAACATATTATTAATTCCATTTAAGACTTTAATGGCATTTCGCAAACGCTTCTTCCAATTTTCTTCATCATTAATATTTATAGCCTGCTGGTATTGCTCATAATTCATCCAATTTTCCTCATACATTTTCTTCAGCTCTTCATTCACCTTTTTCTGCTGCTCAACAGATGTGAATATATCGTTAACAGCAGCAAAGGCATTAGTAGGGTTTGTGCTATTATCACTCACCCCTACTCTATCTTTCGCGATAGACAATGCAAGATTAGCGGCATCACGCGTCTTTTCTTCTTCCGTTTTAGCCCTTTCCGAATATTTGGCAATGATAGCGAGACGCATCTGTTGATATTCTTCTTCACTTACAAGTCCTTTGCGATATATTTCTTCAAGATTTCTTAATTCAATATTCTGTCTTGTTGCAGAGCTCTGTCTGAGATATTCTTGCTGCATCTTTTGGAATGTGGTCTGATACCACATCTCCTGCTCAAGTTTATGTTTTTCTTCAGCATCGTTGATTTCCAACTCTATCTGATGGTATTCTTCGGCCGATTTTTTGTACAACTGCTGTTTCTTTTTAAGATAATTCATGTCGCTTTGAAACAGAGCTTCGTTAAGAGCCGTCTCATTGAGATACATCTCATTAGACGAATCGTTATATTGAGATTTTATTTTTGCCTGCTCAATGGTCTTCTGCCGCTCAAGTTCCTTTAGGTCGAGTGCAGTTTTACTCTTAAGATAATCAGCGTCAGCCTCCTGTTTTTTTGCGATAACATTATCGTATTCAGAGGTGTCTGCCTTATTATAATTTCGCATCAGCTCCAGTTGCTTGTCGTAACCATCCTGCAGAGCCTTGTATCTTTTTTCAAGAAATTCCGTATATTTGATTTCGCCAGATGTATATTGCGCATCGAGTGCAATCAGTGATGTCTTCAGGTCTGTTTCTCTATCCTTCAGAGCCTTCTTATATCTATTCTCGCGTTCACGCTCTTGTTTCTTCAACTCCTTTTCATCAATACTTGATGTTGTCGTCGAACTTGAACTTGTTGATATACCGTTAGATGCGGCTACATCGGCTAGCGATGCGCCCCGCTTATCCACATAAGATTGTATGGCGTTTATGCGCTTGTTAATATTTTTAGAAGCCTTTGTATAGGCTTCGATTTGCTCAAGATTATAATTATAAGTCTTCATTATGGCGTCAAGCTCATCAAGCTGTTTGTCATTAAGGTGTTGCAAAAATGTGCCGGTTCCCTTATCTCGAATAAATCCACCTCCACCCATCGTGTAACGTCTGTACTCCTGAGTTCGTGGATCAAAACCTCGTTGTAACAACCGTTTAAGCATAACTTGTTGATTGAGCTCTCGATTACTCTTAAGGCTACTATTGTTAATCAATGATTCTTCAAGCCCAGCCATTTTATTCACAGCAGCCTGCGCTAAGGCTGCTTTACGAAGATTTTTTATATATTCATCAAGTGCTGATGTATTGTTATTAATGAGTTTACCCTCAGCTGTAAGAGATGCATGGTATTGTGGTACAATGCCTTTTAGTTGAGTGAGGGCCTTTCTGCGTTCTCGCAGGCTGTTATTAGCATTGTCTACGACATTCCGAAGCACGCGTATCTGTGAGATTTCTGCAGAATTGCTGGATGCTGCCTCTTTCTGTATAGCTCTCAAGTCGTTATAACTATTCCGCATCTGTCTGATTGCTTCAGAATTTTTCTTAGCTGCCTCACTGTTACTCTTGATATATCCATATAGCTTGTATATAGCATAACCAACCGCCAATATAACAGCTAACAATGCAGTATAAGGATTACTTAGACTAGCTGCCCTCATAGCCTCCATCGCCTTAACTGCCTTAGAGACGTTACCGGTCAATAATGCCATTGCGACACGTAGAGTACCGATAAGAGCTACACGCGCCTTAATGATAGCATTATGTGCGCGGTGCAGCAGGAGTAAGGCGTTTTCCTTGAGATACCATAGTCCTGCACTGATAGATGCAGCCTTGTATGTTGCGGTAAGTAGGCCTATAGATGTCAACAGATAAACTATCTCTATTTTGTACTTCGCAGTAAAAGTTATAAGGTTATACAAACCTTTAACAAGTAAAGTGCCGGTCGTAACGGCATACCGCATAACAGGTAGAAGTTTTTCTCCCAGTTCGATAGACAGATCATGGAATTTCTTTTTAGCTTTATCAATCTTCGCTTGCTCAGTTTCATTCTGTACATTGAACTCCTTAATTACACTTGTTCCGTCATTGTATGCTTGGAAGGCAAGTGCCTGTGCCTCTCGAACTTGGTCAAGATGCGAGGCGACAGCAGACAGCACACCGACAGCACGTGTACCGTCGAGCTGCATCTCCTTGAATAATGGTGCCATCGCATCGAATCCACCTCTCGAGCGCATAGCTTCAAGGAATGTTATGAGACCGGTGTTAGCGTCCTCCTTCATTATACGCGAAAACTCCTTTACTTCAAGGCCTGCTATCTTGGCAAAGCGCGCCGGTTCTTGGAAAATCTTGGTGATTAACTGTGAGAAAACTGTCGCTGAAGTAGCAGCTTCCTGCTGATTCTGATCAAGCGCCGATGCAAGTCCGAGCATCTCGCTCTGCGTGATGCCCGCCTGTATTGCAACACCTGATAGTTGAGATGTAAAGTCAACCATATAGCCGGCAGATGCCGACGAGTTCTGCGCAAGTTCATTTATTGCAGAACCGGTGGCGAGCATTGCACCTCGAAGTCCTTTAGTCTTGTCTTCGCCGAACATCTGCGCTAACTTACCAATTGCCTGTACTGCATTTTCGCCAAGGTCGTCGCCGAGAGCAACTTGAATTTTGTCAGCACCATCGACAAATTCCTTAATCATCTTTTCGTTAGAGATGCCAAGTCGTCCTGCAGATGCCGCTAATTCATTGAGCTGTTCGCGCGAGGTACGTGTATCCATCTTTTTAAAGGCCTCATTCATTTGATTGACCTCATCCTTTGTCTGTCCGGTATATTTAGTGACATTAGACATTGCTGTATCCATATCCAGAAAATCTTGAATAGATTTTCTCATGGTGAGAGACATTCCGGTAATTGATGCAATAACAGTAAATACCAATGTCTGCATACGGTTAAAGCGGTCTGCCAGCCTATTAATCCACGAATCCTGAGCAGAACCTTCATCACTTATTGCCTTAAGTTGCGTCTTAAGCTGTTTCGCCTGTGCACTCATCTGACGGAATTCCTCAGTACCACGATTCATTCCCTGAAGCTCATCATTGATTATCTTAAGAGAGTAGCGCAGGTCTCGTATGGATGCCTTATCCAAAGATTTGAGAGTTCTATTGACGAGCTCCGTATTACTGGCTACCTTCATTGTCTGCTGGCCTGCCTTCTCAAGCTCGGCATTATATTGATCGATTACCGTATTAACAAGTTTCTGTTTCGCGTAAATCTCATTCAGTCGAGCTTTTATTTTTAGCAAGTTCTGATTTTGCTCCTTATATTGAGAGGAACTTGGGTTCAGTGTCTGCAACCTCTTTTCAATCGTTGCCTGCGCTGCCTCAAGTGACGATATAGACACATTATCTATATTATTAATTACAGAAGAAACAAGTCTTCCACTTGACGACAGTTTTTCAAACATTGCGTCAGTCTGAGTTGCCGAAGACTTAATATCATCGAGTCTCTCCTTACACAAGTCAAGATATGACGATAGTTCCCGCCATTCCTCAGGACTTGACGTTGACTTCAATTGCCGTCGAATAGCACGCATGGCTGTCTCAATCTCACCGACAGAAGCCTTCGACAAATTGTTTATCGTAGATATAGTCTTGTTGATGTCTGTATCGTATGCCTTAAGCTCCGCCCTTGCTTTTTTAAGATCCTTGTCGATACTCTTCAGAAAACTTGTATCACTCTTAGCAGCAAGAGCCTTATCTCGAGCAGCAGTAAGATCATCGACTCTTTTCTTCAACTGTTCAAGATTGTTCTTGGCTTCTTCTGAGTTGAGCTTGATTATCGTAATGAATTCCTGACTATTCCCTGGCATGGCAATTTTATTTAAAAATTAAAAATCCTATAATAGAAACCAACTCCGACAAACGGAGAAGGACCTGAGGTACCGAACCCATATCCACCCATAATACCGATTCCGAAGCGTCCTCCGTTTCTGATGACGGTTCTGGTTATCGTTCTTTGATAGATCTTGATTGAATCCAGTTGTGGGCGGTATCCACTAACCCATGCTCTGTACATGCTATCCTTATACTCAACTTGAGTTATAGGGATTATTACTTTTGCACTATCATGACGTACAGAATCAATGTATGCAATGGTATCACACAGAGTGTCTCTTACGGCCGGCAACTTAGCAGTAACATACTTTGTAACGACCGAGTCAACCGGTACAGGCACGTAGTATGGTAAAGTGTCTATGACTATACTCTCATCGCCCAAAGCCTTATTATCGATTTTGCAATGCAAAAATGGTGGCAGCAGCTGCCCTATCACTAGGCCAGCTGCCACCGATACAACTATGATGAAAAAATTACCTATTTTCATATATCATAATACTTCAATTTATTCAACCCATCGCTGAGCTTCCCAAGCGCGTCTTTTTACAAGTCCCGGTAATTTTTTACCGCCGGCGTAAACCCACCTTTTGAATTCATTTTGAATTTCAGATGTTGGAGCTTTTGTTAATATTTTTTTAAGCAGTGTAGATCTACCCAAACTACCAGTACCAAGATTGTATGCGAAGTCTACAAGGGCATCGAACTGACCTTGCGAGAATGACAAACCTAAACCATTGACATACTTCTCTGAGCCAAGAAGGTCGCCTCGGAGCAAGTTCTCTGCCTGTTTCTCGGTTATAACCTGACCCGACTTAACACCTCTTGTATGTCCATATCCTATTGTCCATACACCGGCAGAGTCTTTGTAAGATTTCAGACTGAGGCCTTCGAATTCTTTGATTTTTGTTATTAAAATGTTACTTGATTTCATTGTTACTATCGTTAATGTTTTCGAATCCATCTTCTAATGCTTGACCAATATCAGGATTTTTTCTTTTTATTAATGAAATGGCAAAAGTCTTTAGGAAGTCCTTTATTGACGCCTTCTTCATTTTAATTCCATGCAACCAGAGGAAGTGACCAACAAAAGATTTGGCTTCGCAAAAAACAGCGACGATTGTTGCGACCCATCCTCCTATCATATATTCAACGCCTATTGGCTGTAGCAATGCTACGCCGATAAAGACGCCGATACTAACCCACATCAGATAATCAAGCAATTTGTTAACAGTTCTTCTAACAGCACGAGATGTACGCCACTTCCATTGTGTCATTGCTATTTTATCATTCTCATTTTTCGCAATCATGTAACGTTTATGGCTTTCGCCCCATCCGAATCTGAAATCAGCTACGACGCATAGTAATATTACTCCCAGTAACCAGCGCGAATCATATATAATCGGTACAAATTCCTGACCAATCATAGCGATAGTAAAGGCACGTGTGCCACTATTCATATTGAAAGTTTGTTCTAACATTTTAATATTTTTGCGCGTTGTCTGTCTTTTATGCGAAATTAAATAAAAGACAATGATCGTAAAAATACAAAAAGGAGGCTTCGTAGTCTCCTTTTAATACCTATTGAATAAATTCAATAAACATTGTTATCCCAGGATATTTAAATTGTAAGATCGTAACACGTAATATCAATCCTGAACATATAGCTATTAATCCTAATATAATATCTTTTTTAGACCACTTTCCATTGTAGTAGTGACAACGGTCGTTATCTTCATGAACGGCAAGTAATATCAGCGCTATGCCGCCACCGAATATTACTGCCGTCAAGAAATAGACCAACATTCCTAAAATGTCGTTTTTGTCCATGTCACATGGCAAACATTATTATCATACCAATAATGCTTCCGCCAAGGTAATACAGAATGTTTGTCCAAATAAACTTTTTCATGATTACAAGTCTGAAACATTCTGCAAGACAGCCAAAAAACAAAGACGTTATAAGTCCAAGTGCCCATGAGTTAATCATGTCACCTAATGACTTCTCCTGCCACATAACCAAAATTGTTAATACTAAGCCTACAATAAGGCTAAACCACTTACTTGTGATAAAACTGATTACTTTTTCTTTCATAATAAAATAAATAAAGAAATAAATTAAGCTAATTCTACGTAATGACCCACCAAATCCGAAAGATTGTGAGTTAAAGGTATTTCACTGCCTCTTGTGCACTTGTAAACCACTCCGGACTGAGTATAATATTTACCCAGTTCAAGAATCATACCCTGCCATAACGGATTGAGTTCCTCGTTGTAAGGAATAGGATTTTTGAGAGTTCCTTGCCCTGGTTTACCGACCTCATGCCACAATGAACTCTGTCTTCCTGGTGCCCAGTTTTCTTGAGTCTTATGACTTTGGTCAGCCTCATACAGCTTTCCGTTATACTGATATTTATCACCCTGTTCAACATCAATACCTTCTTTCCATTCAGGAAAGCAGTCTTGCAGCTCTAAAGATTCGTCGTCAGAAAGTTCCAGTGTATTCATGCCGTCCATAGTCTCCTGCCATAATTTCTGCATGTTTCTGATACGGGCAACATGATTGATTATCTGAGATTCTTCATAGTCCTCCGGTTTATCAATTTCCTCATAATCATCTGGAACTTCCAATTTAGGTGCAGCAAGTCCTACACCTGACTCATAATAATTGTAACCGAGGGTAAGCTGCTCACCTGCAACCCAACCGTCAGACTTACGTCTGAGCAACTTACCTTCATCGGCCACAATAGTTGTTACTGTTCTTTGTTCTAATTTCATACTTAAATATATTATTCAGTTACTTCATCTTCTTCGCCTTCTGCATATTCTGACAATGGATAAATTCTATCTGCATAATTATTCCATCCTGATGCTTGTTTATATGCTTCTACACTATCGTCTGGAACATATATCTTTAAATCAGCAGATGAACCAGTAAGTGAAGATACCATTGCTGGAGGAGTTACAGCTCTACATATAAATACTGAGAGAGAAGTGCAGTTTGCGAACGCTCCAGATCGAATTGTTGTCACAGATTGTGGCAAGTCAAACTTTCTTACACCAGTGCAACCCAAAAAAGAATTATCTCCTATCTTGATTAAAGTTTCCGGAAGTGTAACTTTAGTTAGACTTGTGCATCCATTAAAGCATCCGTGTTGACCATTAGCATCTCCTGTAAGCTCTGTAATTGTTCCCAGATTCCTAATTTCACTAATTCCTGTGCGCCAAAATGTAGCATGAGGCATTACTCCTGTTAAATTAGGTAAGTCAATTACACCAGTTACTTTCGTACATCCTTTAAATGCGTATAGACCAATCCTTGTGATTAACTTTGGTAAGTTTGCTACATCAAAGATAAGGTCTTCACAATTATTAAAAGCGTAATCCCCAATTCTATTAGCTGAACTTATATCTCCAATTCCTGTCACTTTCGTTCCTTGGAATCCTGCAATATTCTCGCATTTCGGCATATTAACAACTCCTGTTACTCCTGTTAAGTTGACAAAAGAATCAGAAGCTATTGATGTTAAATTTTTAAAGCAGTTAGTTATATCTAACTTCAAAGCTGAACAGCCAGAAAATGCTAATGCACCAATGGTGGTAAGACTATCTGGCAAATTTATACTTTCTAAAGCTGAACAGTTTTGGAATGAACTCTTACCTATTTTAATCAGTGTTTCTGGTAAAACACAACTAACAAGTGTACAACTTGCAAATGAACCGCCCGGGCCTCCACCCGCATCTCCCAATCCTGTAATACTTCCTAAATTTTCAACTCTTTCTATTTTGTGCTATTAAACGCTGAAGATAGTGATCCTTCGAGATTAGGCAGATTAACAGTTCCTGTAACATTAATACATCTTCCAAAGGCATACTGTTCCAATGTCCGAATAGATTTTGGTAGATTCGTCACATCATAGACTAAATTTTCCTGGTTTATATTCCATGTTCCGAATCCTCCTAAAACTTCCAGATTTTCTGGTAATTCTATACTTGTCAAGGTTGGAATATACCAACTACCGGACATAGACGTCACCGTACCAAGAGACTTAACAGAAGATACTTTTGTGCCACTAAACGCTGCTGAGCCTAAAGTCTTTAAATTCGGGAAATTCAATTCCCCGCTAACTTTAGTACCGCTAAAAGCGTTAGCACCAATATTTTCTATATTAGGCAACTTATCTGTCAAATCAATTTCTAATGCTCTGCATTCACTAAAAGCTAAACCCTGTATATCTACTAATGAATCTGGAAGATTGATAGACTCTAACGCTGAGCAATTTCTAAATGCCGCATCGCTTATTGTATTAACATTTTCTGAAAGTCTTATATTTCTTAGTGAAGGGCAGTAAGAGAAGTTACCTATAGTAGTAACCTTTATGAATCGTTCTAACTCCAAAAACTCTTCAATTAGTTTATTGTTGTAAAAACTCGGAACGGATGTAGCAGTCTCAATCTGTTCTACAGTTGTTCCTGTCCCATCACCTAAACGCTCGGCTATCACTCTATTAACCTCCGGGTCAGCAAATCTCAAATATAGAGGTCCATTAATTATAAGATTAATATTCGGGAAGTAACTCTTCACTGTATTAACATTGTCTTCGTAAGCACTTCCTTCAAGGGTCATAGTACCCTCAAGCACTGGCAACAATTCTTCAGACGGTACACCACTTGAGTCGATACCTCTAAAGTCATGTGGCTCACCATTCTTATCCTTATCTGTGGCGAGATTTGCAAGGAGGTCCACGTCTTCAGAAACTCCATTATAGTTAAATCCGAGGATTCTTATGTTGGTTAAGTTGTTGTTATCTATATTATAGAGTTCCTTTAATTTAGCAAACGCATTAAATGTCGTACAGTTTTCCACTCTAAAGAACTCCACTTTTGGAGACTCACCCCATTCCAAGCTCTTTAGTTTGGTCAGATTAAGAAACTCGATTACTGTTATTGCATCAGAAAGCTGTATTTTCTCAATCTTACTACCATTCGCAAATGTTATGCTTCTGACATCTGTGCCACCGAAAAGTGCTTCAACAAGACGAGGACAACGTGATAAATCAACTGTTCCGGTTAACGCTTTCAGATTTCTCGCATCAACCTTTATAAGACTATCACACTGACCTATGTTTAGCTGCTGCAAGTTAGATGTTACTTTCTCCGCAACCTCATCACCGACCTTAATTTCTTTCAGTCGTTTGGATGCTATTGTTATACCTGCGTTACCTGCTGCATCAACTGTGAGTGTTGATAAGTCGCCTATGCTCTCAAGTTCGTCGGCAGCCATTATATACACGTTGGTATTAGTACCACCTGCACCTGCGATAGTTACTTCCTCTCCGGACAAGACACGATTAGGGCTTGCATGAACAGCACCCTGTCCGCTGAGTATGCACGGGTACATATCCATGAAAGGTGTCAGCTTAAATGACTGTGCAAGCTGTGTACGGAAGTTTATACGTCCGAGACAGGAATCTGTATATTGAGCGAACGGTCCGAAGCCCCATTTGCTCATCATGTAGATAAGTCTTTGACGCACCCAAAGCATTTCAGCCTCTAAGTGGTCACCCAATGACTGTGCCAAAGGATGAACGTCAACATCATATTCACCGCTTGTATATTTCGGCCATGCTTCTTCGTACTTAAATTCAGCATCGGCATTATAAGCTGACTTCGTAAAGTAGTTCTGTGCCTTATTCCAGAAATACTTATTGAAAAATCCCATAAGGCGGTCTATGGTTGTGGTTCCTGTATCACTCATTTCATACATTGCTTGCAGGATTTTCTTACCCATAGCCTTTTCCTCAACCTCGAAGCACTCATTCAAAAGAGTCCAAAATACAGAGTCCTCACCCTTGAAAACGTATGCAGTCTTATTGGCATCAGTCCAGTCGTGCATTTCGATTGAATATCCTTTGACGGCCAATCCTTGGTTATCAATGTCAAACAAAGTGTCAAGGTCATCCTGTCTCCAACGCCAACGGGAACCGCTTGCAAGGGTGTTCAGCTTGTATGGATATGAGTTCTTCTTGAAGTTATCAGTTGCTCCGAGAAGCAGCAGCATGCACAAGCTATACAAGCAGTCATCCAAATCCCAATAGTTCTGCATTTCAGCCTTGAACTTTTCCCTTCTCTTAGCCTTGAATAACTCATTTTTCTGACTTATATCTAACCCCTGTATGTCCTCGGTAGATAATCCGAGTTGAGTGAGTAAGTTCACACCATTCTTGGTGTACTTATTTGTCTTTTTGGAGAGATAATAAAGTTCATATTCACCGTCAATCCAGAACTCATAACGCTGATAAGCATTTCCGTTTTCATCGGTACGCTGTCCCCAAGCATCCACATCAGCATTTATTGTTTCGAGAGTTTCATCTGTACCGATAATCATTGTGGAGTTATTATATGCAACCTCATAAGCCGGTTTAAATTCAGCATCAAGTTTTGCCTGGATTTCTTCTTCAGATTCTGCACTACCCGACTGAGATACCTCCCAAGCAGCATCATAGTTGTCAGTTCCCTTATTAACACAAAGAGATTCTTCGTCTGCAACATATTTCAGTTCAGACCAAGGATAATCCATGCCCACACCTTTAATAGGGTGGTCAAGACCCTCCAAAACCAAAAGATTGTCTTTCACCTCAGGCTTATCATAACCGAACGTCGCCTTGTCGCCCTTATCCGCGCCGAATGTAAACAAGCCTATAAACCTATACGTATATTGGCTGTCAGACCCTTCTATCAATGTTTTCTCAAAGAAATAGAACGGCTCCTGATAAACGGCAACTCTACCGTTTACTTCATTGTTAAGACCAAGATGCTCGTGCACGTCATTATACACTCCTGTCGCACCTATCTTATGCGACTGCATAGAAGAAGCATAATTTGTCTTAGGCGTCATTCTTGAAACCTTCGGATGATTATTCTCTCCGTCAAACCACAGGGAACTGTCCGTGGAAGTTGTACCGTCTGCAAGATGTATGGTATATCCGGAAGACTTGTCAAGCCTCCAGCGTAAGTTCCATCTGAAGTAGTTCATGGACGTCGTACCCTGACCCTCAACCGGGATGTTGTCAATACTCCAGTTCCATTCAGGATGATTATGCCAGAATACCGAGAAATTGCATTTTGCCGAATAGTCCTTGCTCAGTCCGTAATGCGGAAGCTCCGAACCATTCAACATCTCTATAGTAACGACATTGGCTACGCTCTTTGTCTTCTCATAGTTGACGGAATAAGAATCGTCAATTACGCTGCTGAATAGGTCATAAGCCTTTTTCTTGTCTGTTGATGTAGGCAGTGATGCCACATAGTTCTGAAGGGCATCCTGTGTGCCGAAGCCTTTTGAATAAACACGGATGTTGTAGATATAAAGGTCAGCAGTCTGAGAGCCGAGGATAATATTAGCCTGTGTTATCCAGCTATCAGCAGTAGAATACGCAAATTCTTTCTTACGCACGCCGTTGACATAAATGATGCAAAGATTTCCGTAATTGACTTTATAATCTCTAACCACAGAAACCTGCATGTTTATAAGCGTGTCTTCCGGTATGTCATAAGACTGGTTATCATTGTCAATATTCAAGTCACGGGAATGTACCAAGATATTATTCGGGCGGATCCGAATACCTCTAAATGTTGGCGAATCCGGTTCGTCACATATTGTGATGATATTCTCGTTAGCATCAGAAGCATTTTTGACTTTGAAAGTAATTTCTATTGTCTTTCCCTGCCCTAAAGAACTGAACGGAGAATAGTTAAGATTAACACCCGTTCTTGCAGGAAGATAAAGACATTTTCTGCCTTCATCGTCAGTTGTCCAACCGTCAGATACCCACGACATGTTGGTCCACTCTGCACTTATAGTCTCCTTATTGACCTCGTTGATAATATTTGTCTTGTTGTCCTGCGAGTTGTTTCTATTTGCTGCATTAAGATAGAATATTGCACCACCTACAGCAGGATATGAGTTGGAGTTATCTACGGTGAAAATCACACGCTGCTCCACACCAAACGTCAACTGTGAGTCCAACTTGACATTGGTCTCGTCAGTCTCAATCTCAAGATTTATCTTGTACTGCAACTCTGTTGCCGTTGCGACATCATACAGATATTCATCTACGATTGTAGTCGGGTTTGTATTGATAATCGACTTCAATGTAATCTTTGGAGAAGCTGTAGTTGCACCGCCATTATAAACAGCATAACTAAACAGAGTATTATCCGAGTAGTTCACAACTTTATCGGCTTCATTGGAAATACAACACAACTGCGCTGTGTACACATCAGCCTGGGCTACAAACATCATATTGTAGCTCAGATGTTCGGACTGCAAGCCGTCAGCATCAAGCCATAGTTCAACATTGTATATACCAGTGCCGGCTGTCGGGAAAGGTAAATCCGTGTAATAATATGGGTTCGTCACATAGGTTGCCGTACCTAAGTTTTCTTCGTACTGTGCACTATAACCGGTTTCGTTGGTAACACGGATTACAAGTTTCTTATTAAGTGCACCGCCGATGTTCATTCCTCCGAGATTGTATGGAGAACCTTCTACAAATGGTACATACCAGTTAAAGTTGGCCGGTGATAGATACATAGAAGTCAATGTAACAGTATATCCCAGGTTGGCCGTCTGCTCAGATATTGCACCAACAGCAGTAACTTTTACTCTGTTTGCACCAGAGGAAAGATAATTGAATACGTCAAAGGTCAGTGTGTCGCCATCCTTTACAAGTTGGTTTTCAATTATATTGATATATTTACCGGTGGATCCTTTATCAACAGACACAGTAAAGTACGCATCCTCGACAACTGTATTCCAGTCAGAAGCAGTTATTTCTTTTTCTTCAGACTTAAAACCAACAGTTATTTCAGCGGTGCCTGAGTTTGTTGTAAAATACAGATTTGTGCTCTGCATACCGTTAGTAATAGTGATTCTCTTTTGAGTACCACTAAATACTATATCTTGCTGCGACAACACCAACGAAGCATCATTTGTCAGCAAATATTCAGCTTTATCCTCCTCGGTTCGGAAGAAGTAAAACCTCATATTGGCTGTGTCAAAATAGAACGCACCTGCCTTAGTCGTGTTGTTGTCGTCGGCAAGTTGACAATATTTCTTTAGGAATTTCTGGACAGATTTACCAGCATAGGGTAATCCGTTGCGATCGTCGTTATTCCAATCTTCTTGTAAATTCCTTATGTCGTTATAAGATTTATTTGGCATATTCTTTATTTATTTTTTTAACCATTATTCCAACCATCATCATTATCCCAGGGTTTATCATTATCCCAGGCACCACTTCCAAAGCAACTTCTAACTGATTGCCATACAAGAACAGCTCCTTTATATATTGCGGCAATTATTTTCTTGCCTTGATATATTGCAGTTATTTCTTTATTCCCCTTGAAAATCATTCCTCAAAAACAAAGTATAATTTATCATCTTCCGGCTCAATAGATTCATATTCGCTCTGCGATAAGAACACATTCATATCGGCTGTTTTCTGTGCTTCTTCTGCGGCCGTATTAGCTGATATGGCAGCTTCTGTAGCCTTATTGGCTTCTTCTTCTGCATGTTCTGCCGCAGCATCGGCATTCGCTGCTGCATCTATCGCTGGTTTTGCTAATAAGCTGATTGGCACAGTAACAACTTTGCCGTTCTGTGTTGCCGGTAGAGATGTTGCATCATCCAACGTCTCCACCTTCTCGAGGTCGTTCACATCAACGCTCTCAGCTCTAATTGCGTTGATAATCTCATTTTTTTCTTCGTCAGTCATAGCAATTCATTTACTTATTATTCTGAAATCTGAGCACGCAAGCCGTCGATGAAAGCAGGAGTGCAAAAATTTTCAGCTGTACGTTTAATCATCATAACCTCCTCGTATGTGTAATCTGTAGGTCCGTCACTTTTGAATATTTTCATTGCAAGCGCATGGGCACGTATTCCGTTGACACCCTTATACAATACGTCTGCAAACCTCTCGCGTACATCACACTTGATAAATTCAGTACTTGCTACGCTTTTTTTTATTGAAAAATTCTTAAAGTCAATTTTCATATCTTAATCATTTGTGATAACCTGTTATATCAAACACAGCATACTCACCGTCTTCATTTCTGAACTCCAGGGATTCCTTTGTCAGATGACAATAAGCCTTACCTAATGGATTTACCAGGTAAAAACCATTGTAGGGGTTGATTGTCAGGACATCATCGCCCCATAACTTTATAGAGGCATATCTTCGAGAAGATTCCGTGTCTGTAAGAAACTCCAGCGCGTAAAGATCTTTCCTGTTGTCATTAGCAGGAAGCCCGTCTGCGTCCACGGCTGAGGGTCCTATCATTTTAAATGATCCTGACGACGCATTGATTATAATTGAGTTTCCATATTCATCATCCTTAGACACAAAGTTGCCGTTTGCCTCGACGCTGCCGTCTTCGAGAATTTTAAAGTTGTCATTTGCCGTCACAAGTCCTTCGAGTGATATGTTTTTCGCAGATATCTTTATATCGGCGGCAGTCTGCTCTATCATTGATACAAGATTTCCGTTTGCATCAAAGGCATACAGTTTGTTCATTTCTGCTGTCGTGACAAGCCCTGCGGTCTGGAGAAGCCTACCTTCTTCATCGAAATACTGAGACATTAAATGGTTGTACTTCGCATTTGTGATGATGCTTGAAGACTCAATAACATTTCCATCTTTGTCGAAGTTCTCTGCAACTATCTTTACCAACGTGTCTGATTGTTCAAACAGCGTTCTGTATCTGTACGCCAAAGCATCGGCACGGTCTGTACTGAGCACAAGCATATATATGTATATCTCGCCAGTGAATGACAGTTTAAAATCACCGGTGCCGTTCCAAATCAAAGATGTATTGAAAGTCTGATATCCGTCGGTAACATCCATCTCTGAGCTGTACCCATAAGGATCGAAGTCTTCGAAACCGCTTTTATCAATGTTTTCAAATGATATTGTCAACACGCCTTTCTTTGCCACACGGTAGAAAAATGATATATATACCGGTTCAACCTTTTTCAATCCTTCTTCGTTTTCTTCAAACTCCGGATGATACCTGAAGTTCTCATTTTTCTGCAAAACAAACTTATTGTTGATATATAATGTTGTTCTGCCAGAATCGGTTTTTACGGTCGCATAATCAGATTTCTTGGCTAAAGGTGCGCCGTTAGCCAACAACCACTTTCCTGCTCGCATAAACAAAAGGGCACTTGCTTCTGTCTCCCATTTGGATAAGCCATCAGAAAATGACGAATTTGCCAGATAGCTCTTTTCTTCGGATAAATCCTTTCTGAGACTTTCAACAGCACTTTCTATTTTACCTTCCGTTATGCTGAATTTTGTAAGGATATCCTCACCGGTTTCCAGTAAGAATGTTCCTTTAAGATACACATTGTCACCATACAAACCATAACCTTGCGGCTGTTTGTCTGCCGGGAAACTGCTGTCACTGATACCATCCAAACATCCAATGCGTACACGAAGACAGCCGTTGAAATGCTTTGCATTGACCTTATCCAACACATCCATTCTTGGCTGTCCGTCTTCTGTTGCTGCTATGGAAATAAGGTTTTGGCGGAGGCGGTCTTGTGTGTTACCCATCAAAACACATTCATCACCGATATTAGGTTCTATACCACTGAATTCAGTCAATGGGATTACAACAACATCCCCATCCACTGCAGAGATCTCTACCCAATATTCATGGCGTTGTGTCCCTGTAAATTCTGCACAACGAATTAGGTCGTGTTCTACGAATTCATTTCCCTGTTCAAATGTTATGTAAAAATAATCACCATTTTTGCGCACATCCTTAATCTTACCATTTGCTGCACTGACGACAATCTGTCCATTTGTACTACGCACCTTTTCGATAAGATATTCCATAGCGACAAGAGTCTGCCGTATCGTAACTTTATCTATAGTCAGATTACTTAGTCCTGAAAGTGAATCTATCCACAGTTGCCATCCTTCGCCATTAATACCATCGACAAACCTAACAGAACGCATCAATTCGCTTATGACAGCGGTCATAAATGCGGCATTTCCATCCTTATCAATAGAACCATCATTGTTGCCGAAACGAGCACCTTCGAGAAATGTTATTTTCTTTTGAGCAGTGTCTTCAATATCTTTCCGAAGAAATTTATCTGTATTTATATTGAAAAATGATAAGAGGGAGAGGAAGGCATTGCCAATCCTCTCCGCAGTATTCGAGTTTTTCCGGCGTTCATCTCGAATTCCCTCGAATAAATTCTTCAAGTTTTCGAATGTACTCATGCTCAATTTTAGTTATTAGCAAAAATAAAAATCAAGATGTGATAATAAAAATACATCAGAACCGGTTGGACCTGATGCGGTTCTTCGCGTTGAGAGCACTGAAAAGTCCCTCAAGAAATGATGACACAAGACCTTGGTATGCTTCACCATACATCATTGCCTGCTTTTCATTAAACCGCTGCAGTTGGTAATAATACTTGCGCATGAACCAGTCTTCGCGCTTTCTTTTTCCCCTGACCAGAGCTGCCTTCTTACCTGCATTCTTACCATGTTGGACAGTGATATGCTCAAACTTAGGTTCGAGCATTGCGTCCTCTGATAATCCGGCACCGACTTGTTTGCGTCCATAACCGTTCTCAGACCGATAGGCATTATCCATAAACAAAAGGTTGCCGCCATTGCCGTGTTTAAATCCTTTACCAACACCGGCGGCAACATATAAACCATACAACAGGAATTTATGCTCGATGGTATCTGAGCCGTGAAGCGCATGGTCAATACTCTTTCTCAATTTTCCAGTGTCTCCGACAGACAGTTTATCGATCTGCTCTTGTAGTATATCCACAAGAAACCTTGCCCATCCTCTGTTAAAAGCATCTATGTCTGATTGGCTGCGTCTGCCGGTATTTTTATCCATATCATATCATTTAGCGGAAATTATCCGAAAATTCCCCAATATTTCCATTACTCCCACTCATCTGCATTATAAGTAAGGTCAACCGGCTCATCGTTGTTGACCATGAAATATAAACCGGTGACGCCATTCATCGAATACTTCGGCAGTTCCTTCGAGTATATCGAGTTCATGTCCATGTACTCGAGGCTGTCACCATAAGTGAGAGTCTCCTTGTCATAGAGTAGCTTACTGTGTATCTGGCGGAATATCCGTCGGCAAAGTTGGAGCTTCTCCTCTCGGTCTTCCATATCGTCATATCTGTATGAAGCTAAGATAAACACTGTATATACATTGCGGTCGAAAAAGCTGACACCCTTGCTGTAAGTGTTCTGTGAAGTTGTATCATCAATCATTATAAAGTTTGATGTCTTCCGGAACTCCTGAATAACATCATTAATGCCCTCTACCCCGGCGCAATAACAAGGTTTAAAGCCATACTCCTTAGCAAGTTTATTATGCTCTGCAAGGTTTTTGAAATACGCAAGTGCGTTGAATGTGTCGTGTGTGTTCATTTTTTCTTCATCTGTTTTTTGAGTTCCTCTGTCTCTCGTGCTTTAGCATCTAGTTCGGTAAGAGCACGCCAACAGTCTGTGTCAAAGATCTGCTGTTCTTTGGTCACGTCACCATCCGTAAGTGCTCTTATCTGTACATTCACCGATGCGAGAAAGTTGTATTCCTCATTTTCTGCCATATCATCGGTGCGCTTGAATAAGTGCGGAAATGATTTAGCAAAAATATCCTTAGCGTATGAATACCAGAGGAATACACCAAGAAGCTGTGCCTTATCCAGCCTTATTTTTTTCACCTTGCTTCCATCCTTTTTACGATAAAGTTCGAGAGCAATATTATGCAAAAAACGATCGTCGTGATTGACGCAATAAGCCTGATAATATTTCTCGGCGTTGAGATAATCGATGAATCTTACTCCATGAAGATTAACATCGACCGCATGCAGTCCACGGACGTCATCCAACCTGACGTCCATGTCCACATACGAGTCGATGTAATCAAATTTCTTCAGGAAATATTCTATCTGCCAGGCTGCCAAAGTCACCGGTACTCTCTTCATGCCGCAGAATCCTGTACGCACATAGCATCGCCAGCCGAACCTGTCTCTTTTTACGACATGCAAACCAGTGAACCTGATGAACATATAGGTCTTGACAACTGCCGTATCGGCGAATGTAGCGAGCAGAAACAATGTATAGTGCAATTGTTCTGTTGTCATCTCCTGCCAAGATTCAGGCACGGTGAAATTGACGCTTTTCCTATCCGTTGAAAAAGAAGGCACTGCTGTCCTTAGTGTTTTGAAAACTCTCATGATGATTAATCTTATAAGCGTCTGACTCAAGATATGTTTTATAAAGTTCCGCGTTGTTGACATTCTCCAATTTAGAGAGAATTAGTCTCATTGGGGTTTGCTTTGCAATCTCCGGGCTGCGGAACGCCCAAACTTGGTAGAACGACCTTATATTGCCGATGATGCTGTAATAATTGTCATAGTCTGCAGTCCCCTTTGTCCTGTAAGCCGAAAGTATAATATCGAGCTGCTCATCAGATATTTTCTGGCGAAGATGCATATCAGCATCCTTAAGTGCCTGTTGCACCTTTAGCCATCCGTCCACATCATTATTATCGTTGTAATCGTGTCGGACAAAGTAATCATACTCATCATACATATAAGGTATGTTGTCCTTGGCCTGTTGAGTCTTGCCCCATGCCTCGCCCCGCAGGAAAAGGATAACATAAGCCTTACTGATATATTGTGTCTTGCGCAGCTGGTTTTCCAAAGCATCAACGCGCTGTTTGCTCGCCGGCGACAGGTTGTCATTTGACACGACACCGAATCCCGTAGGAGTCAGTACGAGGTCCATTTGCCTCATAAGCTGAAGAAACGCACTTGAAGCTACAAGTCTGAGATAGTTATAATAAAGTATGCTGTTGGTGCCAGATTCTTCTATTAATTTATCACCTTCCTCCCCAAGCAGTCCCATATTGTATATGCAGAGCTGATTCATTATCTCCGGCTGCGCCATCTCATATATGCCGTTCTGCGATGACATCGCTATCGGCAGAGCCCTTTCTATATCATCCTTCGTTATTGTTTTTATCATCGTCCTTTGTATTAGTATTAGCCACTGTTGTTTTCTTTGCATCCTTATTTTCGTCGAGCGTCGTCAGCTGAATCATCGGCACATCAACGGATGCTTTCTTATTCCACCCGTTGTAGTGCAGGATGACATGGTACGGCTTGCACATAACGTCGTGCATAGGTTTCTCGAGAGCCTGTTTAAGCGTAAAGAGTTCGCGCTTGTCCGAACCGGAGTTGTTCATCTGGCTCTTGCCAGGAGTCGCGCCGACGAGATTAGGATGTATGCCGAAAGCGAAGCACAGAGCATTGGACGCCTCGCTCATATCGTCGCTCCAGTTGCCGCCTTCCTTTTTTGAGGCGTCATTTAGCGGATAAATTCTGACCATACGATTTTCCTTACCGTTAGGGTCAACATAATATCCGGACACTATAGCCTTGCCGGCATTCTCGACGCCGGTGACAAAATTCATTATGTCCTGTTTCTCCTTTTCCTTACGTTCGATGCGCTTAGCTTCGTCGGTTATGCCTTCCATGTCGCACACGTTGTCCCAGTATTCATTATGCACCTCTATCTGTGTACGCGGAGCGGAGGTATTCTTTATCATGTAGCGTTTGCCGATACCTATGAGACGATAGATGTCAAACCAGGCATCTCGGAAAATACTCATGTAGTAAGGTATAGGATAGTACTGTGTGCCCGGCGTCGGCACCTTGCACAGTATGGCAAACTTACGGTCTCTTGTCATCGGGCGGTTAGAGCCGGTGTTCGGGTCGCGCTTCCTTCCCATTCTCACCATCAGATCGCCTAGTGGGTCCCAGTAGTCGAGCAAAGGAATGACCTCTATATGGTTTTCGTCGAGCGAGCCAACCCGGAAATCGCCGAAAAAGACATGCTCAATCTTACCAGACTTAGTTGATGGAGCATATTCGAACCGGCAATAGCACGCATCCTTGTTGCGAACAGTCACAATCTTATTGCCCTTCCTGTTCAGGATGATGACAGTCACGCTAAAAAAGAAATACTTCATATCCGTGCATTGCTCCATAAAGCAGTCGTGCAGCGAATTTCGCAGGCAAAAGTCAAGTATCTCCTCGTCATCAACGTCATGCTTGGTCTCGCGGTCAATAAATCTGACTCCTTGGCCATAGCAAGCCAGGACGTTGAACTGCTGGCACTGGCTTGTGACCATGTTGCTTCCTATCATATTTTTAATGTTGAAAGGCAGCATGTTGTCTGCGCCGAAAGGCACATATTTATATTGCTTACCCTTTATCTCGATGTCTATTGGTGACAGGATCTCGTCTTCGTCGAATGCCTGAGATGAATCCTGTCCATATTCCGACGAGACAGAGTCCTGAAAACCTTTGCCGCCGACGCCAGACGGCACAATGGCATAGCGTGTGGTGTCCTTTGTCCTGCCAATAGGCATTAATGTCATATCTCCGCTCATAAGTATATGCTATATCCGTTAATTTCTATGATGTATATCTCTGGTATAAGTCTAATCTCATTGTTCACAGGGTTGCGCAGCCTGATGAAGCCTTTACGCCAGTATTGGTGATGCACGAGCCACCCCCTGTAAAGGTTTATCTTCCCCTCGCTGGTCCACGCTCTGACATTAAGTGTCTGCCTGCGCTCCTCGGCGAGAGCTATGTAGTGCTGCATCTCTGTGAAGTGCATTACCTTCCTTTTCTTCTCGTCCATAATATCAGTTAAACGTATGGTCAAACGTGTTGTCGAATATCCTGCCACCACGCCTGAGGTCTATTACATTGTGATTTTTCTGTGAATATGTATAGGTAAATGTGAACCGTGGCAATTCGTCATCGTCGTTGGTGTATTCCGACTTCGATTCGGTGATGACAATATCCTTGCCGACGGTTGCTTCGCCGTCAAAAAAGTTTACGAGCTTTACAGTTTTTGAGCGGAACAGCTCGTCGAGCCAGTTTGCCATTGTAAAGGTCAGCACACCGGTGTCAGCCTTAAACTCGCGGTTCTCCTCAATGAGATAGTTGCGCTTCATCTTGTTGATGTAGGCAGTGCTACGTGTATATTCCGGCGAAACCGTGTGTGTGCCTGTACAATAGACGAGTTCGTCGCAACCGAAAGAGTTTTCGAACATGAGTATTGGCGCACAATCAGGTTGTTCGAAGTCGATGACAAATCGCTGCGAGCGTTGGCCTGCCTTGACGGTGTATGCAACGAGCTCCTTACCTTCGGTCACAAAGTGATCCGGCGATGCGTCGATGGTCTTGAAGTCTGAGGTACCCGTCAAGGTCTCAATGGTAAAGTCGGAAGTACTGCCATCGCTATATTCTGCTGTTGCATACGCATCATCATCTCCTATGTAGTGCAGGAACTCAAGTCTTCCAAGTGCAGTAACCTTCTCACCGTCGAGTAACGTCAGAAAGTGTTCTGCAAGAAAGCTTTCTGCGTTGGAAATTCCAAAATCAGCTGAACAATATACCACCGTCGCCGTAAGTGTAGAGGTGGTTTTTTGTTCATTATCTTCAAATTCCTCTGTAATGGTGACTGTAAGCTCAGCCATGAGTCGCCTGTGGACGTATGGCTGCACAAGTTCGGATAGCTCAGCGAATGTAATTTCGTCGTTGAAGGGGAAAAGATAGTCAGAAAATAGGATATCACCGTCGGATTTTATCTCGACCAATGCGCGGTAGCCCTCAATGGTAAATGTGAGGTCTGGTATCGTTGCCGAGAGATATGTTCCGGAAAGCCCTGTAGTGATTACTATCATATTTCTTTTTTCCACAAAGATATATACTACATTTACCGGCTAAAAATACAAAAATACGAACCCGTTTCACAACGGTCTCGCACGCATAATGAAAAAGAAAATCATTTAGTTGTAGAACTACAACAAAGATAGATACAACAATTTTCGGCTAAAAATACAAAAAACGAAGCCGTTTCACAACGGCTCCGCTATGACAGAAAAAAAATGTAAAAAAAATTGTTCTAAGAAAAAGTCATAATAGTCCGGACATCTGCATATCACGCCAGATGCCCCATTTCAGTGTGCCGTCTGTATCTGTCATCGGCGTATAGCCTTTGAGTATAAGATACTTTGATATTATTCTATAAGATACCGGCATCATCGAATACAGATCGTCGGAGATCTCTTGAGTTGATTTGTGTTCGGCAACATATTCGTTACCTGCCGCCGATTTGTCGGGCAATGGTGAGCGTGTGGCAAAATATGCATCAAGTATCACCACCTCGTCACGTTCGTCATCTGTGAGGCTGTTCAGCCATTCGTTATATCTGCTATTCATGTCTTGACTCTTTAATAAGTTGGAAACTTTGTTTTAAATCTCTCAGACAATAGATTAATTCCATATCGTCTTTCATCCTGTCGTCAGGATCGTCTATCGAATGTTCTATGACATAGTCTATTGTGTCAGCTATCAGTTCGATATTAGTATCAATGTACGACGGATCTAGCAGGGTACGTTCTGCTTTCGCGGTGTCAATCGTTCTCATTGTCGTATCCTTTATCATCAACGTTAATCCGATATACTATCCAAGCCGAACAGGCGGCTGCGGTCAATGTGACAACAGGTTGCTGAAAAGCTACAACAACAGCGATCATGACGAAGACCGTCAAGAGATTAATCCGTGTTGCGAGCTTGCGTGTCACCTCGAAGCCGCAAAGTTTAGAATAGAATTCGCTACGGCCGTTATACCAGTTAGATAATGATTGTGCCTTTCCCGTCAACAGCCTCCTGATGTCGGCGGCGCGCACGGCACTGCGCCCGATTGCATTTGTCTGCATAATTTCGTCATTCGTTAGCATACCCGGAGCCGCCGGGCACGGAGATACAGAAAAGCGGCTGCACATCCCGCTGCTAACGAATGACGACTTCACCCGAATAGGGCTAAGAAGATTCACGGAATGGCAACCGCCAATACGATATAGTGAGGGCATAAAAAAAGCCCTGCGATTTATGCTGAGCAATAACCGATGCTCCATCCGGGACGATGATTCGTCATTCGTTAGCGATGGCAAAGATAGAAATTTTTCTTGAGCCAGCAAATCATTACATGAAAAATTTCCTTGCACCGAATAGAAATCACTCTTTTCGTTATACCAGGTATTAAGATAATTAGCCTTTTCAACCATCCAGTCCCTGACTGTGGTTGCGCGCTGGCTCGTGCGCCGGATTGCATTTGTCTGCATATTGCGTAATTTGTAACCATACCACGAACTGCGTGGCGCAGAGATACAGAAAAGCGGCTGCACATCCCGCTGGTTACAAATCACGACTTCTCCGCACGGAGCAATATTGATTTACGGAACGGCAACCGCCAATACGATATAGTGAGGACCCTATAGATCCTTCCTTTGTTTTTAAAAGTTGAGCAATAACCGATGCTCTATGCGGCATGATAAATCATGACTTGTAACCGATGGCAAAGATAGGAATTATCTTGCAATCGGCAAAGGAAATGTATGAGTTATTACAAGTTTTTAAACTGAATTATTTAAAATAATAATTTAATTATTATAAAAAAACGGCAAAAAAAATCTAAAAGCTATTATCTTTGTAACTGTAAAAGTATAGATGGTCGAATTAATCAGAAACATATTAGCATTTTCAAGCACTTTTGTAGTAATCACTTTTATAAGTGCATTTATTTTCCAAATTGTCGCTTGTGCCTTTAATAAAGGATGCGTAAACGACAAGATGGAAAAAAACGGCTTAATATGTGGAATAATTATCGCACTTATCCTTATTCCTTTCTATTATCTTCCTGCTTAATAAGCAACCCTATTTTCGTTCTGAGTTCTATAAAGTTCTATCACTGCTTTTTTATGGCGCAACCGACAAACCCTGTGGGGAGGGTGTACGGACGCTAACCCAAAACTGTTGCTAAACGATACATAATTGCCCCCAAAGTT